CGGAGGTAGAGAAGGAATCGAAGTGGACACCTGTGACACAAGATTTACCGACAGTAGATGGGCTCTACTTAACTTTTCATGAAGATTACCAAGAGGGACTATTCAATTTTGTCGGAGCGATGTGGGATATGCACGCAGTGCGCGGAACGTCCGAAGAGTTAGGTATCACTCACTGGATGCCGCTCCCACCCGCCCCGGCCTCAGATATAAAGGAGGTTGTTACCGATGGTAATTAGTGATCCCACGGACGAACAGTTAGTGTTATGGGCGGTTACGGGTCACAAGGCCACGCACACAACTTCTAGTTGGTATTGCCGCCGAGCATACGACGATGCTGGGCATTCGGCGTACGGAGGGTGGTGCGTATTGTCTGCTTCATCTCCTACCCACATCTACAACCATCCTGCGCGGGGTATTGCTACAAGCCCGTCGCTTTACCTGGTAGCCTTTTTCGATCTTTGGATTGATCCGGGCGATGCGAAAAACACGAACGGCCCGCCTCAGACGAGGCTAGAGAGGGGTAGATGGAAGCACTAAAAGTCATCGCGTCCGCATGGGCAGTGGCCTTCATCATTTTGTTCGGTCTTTGGACACTAACGTTACCTACCGTCAAGCCCGACCACCGTATACTGATTTGGTTTGCAATTTGGCTAGTCCTGCTTTCCGGAGCAGTCACTGGAGCCGGTTGGCTCTACTACCGTTCAACCAGCAAAACATAAGGAGCTACCAATGAACCAGCCTAATCCCATCAAAACAGGAATTGTGGTGCGACTTGCCCAACAAGGAAACCCGGACATATTTGTAGACGGCAGAGAGAACCGTTTTACGGTGGCTGGAAGCGAACAGGCTAACGGCCTGACATTCTATCGCCTTCGAGAGGTTGATGGACTATTCTTAGCGGATAGTTTCGCCTGGGAGTTGTGCCCGCCTAACCTTGCAACAGAGAGTGCCGAGCAGTCACAGCCTTTGCAGCGGCCTGAACCGGATTTTGACCCACCAGACAAGCCATCCAAACCCTAGTGAAATTAATTGCCCCTCACCCCCACCGCCTGCGAAGGAGAAAACAAAATGACCAGCAGTAAAACCTATACTTTGCCTACAGACTTATCAGCTCTCGCCAACCGTATAGCACTAGTTGGAGGTCCGCAGATTGATGTTAAAGCTCTTACCGGCAGTGCTTCAGGAGATGGGGTAAAACTTTCCTGGAGTATCGCTCATAATAGTGTTACTATTACTGTAAATGAAAAGCTTTTCTTTGTGAGCTACTCAACAATCTGGTCTCACGCAGACTTTATCTTTAATTCTTAAGCAAAGGGAAAAAATGAAGCCCATAAACATTGAAAGTATGAGCCACTTAACGTCAGGGTTCCCTGGACTTGTCGAGGGAGAGGAAGAAGGAGTTCACCCTAGCCAACAGACAAAGATAAAAATTAAGCTCTCTCTTATATTCGTCATACCAGGAGAGGAAGATTCCTTTAGACTGGTTTCTGTAAGAGTGCCTAGGGGTATTCCTATTGCTAAGCTAAGGCTCTTGATTCGGTATCTAGAAAATCAACTACAAGATATCTATGGAAAGAGTAAGAGAGCCAACTTTGTTTTAGTCTCTGACGATAATCTAGTTGAAAACTGGAGAGTCGAGTTTGACCTACCTACTTTTGGTGTTGTGTACATTTAACCAGTAAAAAATGATTACACATAATATACTCGAGTATATCCTCTTGTGACCTCAAGTGACCCTGGTGATGTGCAAGATGTGTATATGTGTGTTATATCATTCATAATAACTGGGTCACCCGAGGGTGACGGTGAAACTATTTTATTCTACAAGTCATTTTGTTGTGTACAACTAGATATACTTTAATTTATAGTTATTCTAGGTCAATACTCTCAAAACTGATGGAGAATAGGTTATGCCAGCAATGATTGAGATTAAGGTAAGTTCGGCGGTTGAGTGCTCTATTCTACTCAACAAAGATAAGGCGTTTCACACTGGTTTTAGCTCTGAGCAGGAGGCCCAGATTTGGGCTGCCAAGATGGCCAAAAAGATAGAAAAGTATCAAACCTTTCTCAGAAAAGAAACAGCTATTTTTCACGAGTTTCTTATGGCTGGCTCGTCCTGCTTTAAGACTCAGAAAGAGGAATCGCATGACTGTTGAGTTAGGTCAAAGGTATAGATCTAAGTCTCCAGAGTTTAAGTCCATTACTCGAGTCATAAGTAAGTTGGACTCTATCTCTACGTTTTCTTCAGAAAAACTTCCATTACCGTTCGTCTACTATGAGCTTTACGTAGACGGCGTGCTTAAAGGAATCTCAGGAATGACTCAGTCTTACTTTCTAGAGTGCTCTGAGCTTATTCCCTTAACTTCAACCTCCTCAGAGAGACTATTAAGTTCAATGAAAGGCGAAGCTCGTGGTTGATAAGAGTATTCTCAAAAAGAGAAATCAAAGAAAGCTTAAAGAAGCCATTATTTCAACAGAAATAGTTACAGTCCTTAACTTAATGACTGCTTTAAGATTTGGTACTGTTCACGGAACTAAGAGTCATTATGACATTCTGAGAGACAGATTATTCTGTCTTAGGATGGAACTGCGGTATCCTCATTTAAGCACATAAGGAGAAAATCTTGAAGAAATCTTTGTGGTACCGAGTCGATCACTCCCTCGATCGTTTTTCTGAGCCTAAAGCTCTTCCTAGTGTTTCTGCTATTACGGTTTTGGCAATAGTCTTAATGACTCTGGTCTTTTGCTACTATTCGAGGCCTTGGGCATGAACTTAGAAAAGAAACGTCGCCAAATCCTGGACTCTTTAAACACAGAGCCATGGAAACCAAGTCCTTTTTTCTATAAGGTTCTAACAGCAATCCTAGTCGGTTATATTCTGACTGTTCTGGCTTGGAGCCCTATAACCTCATGGCTATAGCTAAAGACTTCTACATTCAAGACCAGTACGGGGACATTTGGAATGTGGAGCCTATTCCTAACAGAAAACAAGCTAATGAGTTCAAGTACTACATTCAAGGGGATTTGAACTCATATAGAGAGTTAAGGATTATTTCTCATGCCAGAAAAGTTAATGACACTAGAACAGTTAACCACAGGAGAGAAAACCGGCTCAATCTCTTTCATGGGTCTGACTTCTAAGGTTAAGGGCTGTACTTTTTGCTCTAAGTTTACCACTGCTGTCTGCTCGGTCTATTTAAGAGATCGAAACACCATTGATACCAACCTTGTTGGGCGAGCCTGTCAAAAGCACAGAGATGAGATAAAAGAAAAAAGAACTAGGCTTAAAATAGCTAAAAGTGTCAAGCCTCTTCATGTTTTAGCCAAAAGAGCTTCCAAACAAACTCTCAATCCTTTTTTCCCTCGTTAAAAAGTTGTGTACAACCGGTTATACGTTGTTATACAATAAATCTAGGTTAAACATAGATGATCTTAGAGTCAAAAGTCGACGAAGTATTGCAGTCCAGAGGAGTCAGCGTAGATACTCTGGTTGAAAAAACAGGTCTCACGAGAATGACTATCTTTAATGCTCGCCGGGGAGCCTCTGTTAAGATTGAAACAGCAATTAAAATTGCCGAAGCTCTAGAGGTTAAAGTAGAAGACATCTGGCAAGCGGAGGATAATAGTGCAAACGTTCTTGCCGCTTAAGTCTTTTGTAGCCTCCATGGAGGCTTTAGACTATAGAAGGCTTGGCAAGCAAAGAATAGAGGCTTGTCAAATACTCGAAACTCTTCTTAAGCAGCCTTTTTCTCCTAAAAATATAGGAGTACCTCTCAATCCAAATTTTAAAGGCTGGAGGAATCACCCTGCTGTAAGAATGTGGGAGGGGCACGAAGAATGGCTTAAGCTGTATACCTGCTGTTGCATAGGAGAGTGGGAGTATCGAGGCTACGCCAATAACATTCAAAGGCCAGAGTACAACACTTCTACTCAACCTCCGCCGCCTTGGCTTGGTCTTGAGGAGTTTCATCTTTCTCACCGCTCTAATCTTCTTCGTAAAGACTTTTCACACTACTCAAAGTTTTGGCCAGATGACCCAAGAGATTTGCCTTACTTCTGGCCTACACAGAATATGGAGAATCTATGAAAGATTACAGCATCATCTTCAGAGGTGGACAGAAGCTCAAGATAGGCTCAAGCATAAGTCTAGCTGCTTTGGCTGCAGATGGTGTAGGAGACATCATCGAGATTCGTGAAGTTCTCCCCTACTTTAAACCGCGGGTGGCGAAATTGGCAGACGCAGAGGACTTAAAATCCTCTTCCCTAAAAGAGTGAGGGTTCAAGTCCCTCTCCGCGGACCAAGCAAGTATAGCTCAGATGGATAGAGCATCTGCCTTCTAAGCAGAGGGTCATTGGTTCGAGTCCAACTACTTGCACCATTCGGGCCTATAGCTCAATCGGTTAGAGCGTCGGACTCATAATCCGCGGGTTCTCAGTTCAAGTCTGAGTAGGCCCACCACATTCAAGGAGAAGTATGACTCTAGACACCGCAACACAGATAGTAATCGCCATGACTTCTCCTGTAGAATTGCTTGAGGAGTGGAATAAGCCTGAAAGTAAAGCTAAGATGATTCTTGCTGCTCACCTGGTAAGTGCTCTTGAGGAGAATAAAGGAAAGGTTTCTTTCTCTGATATTTCCTTTGCGTTTATTCTAGGCGTGCAGGTTGGGCGACTGATGGAGAAGAGTGATCAGTGATAGACCTCTCAAATCTCGACTTCTCTAGATCTAAGTTTAACCTATTTGCTCACCAAAAAGAAGGCGTCAAGTTTCTAATCAAAAATAGATTCGCAGCACTACTTGACGAAATGGGCGCCGCAAAGACTCTTCAAATCATATATACAGCTTGTCTTCTCTATGAGGACAAGCAGATTGATACTGTCTTGATTATGTGCCCGGCTCAAGTTAAACCTGTGTGGACACATCCTCAGTACTCTCAGATCATTGAGCATTCCTTTGTAAGTGGAGTAATTCATGAGTTTAGGTCCCGATCGACTGCTATCCCCTCCAAAGATCGAGGGCTTACGTGGATTGTTACTTCCGTCGAGTTGCTCCGAAACCCAGATCATGTCAAGACCCTGCTCTCACTTCTTAAAGATAGGAATTTCTGGGCTGTCGTTGATGAGTCAAGCACCATCTCTAACCCAAGGGCGTCTCAAACAAGAGGAGTACAGAAAGTTGGTCTTAAAGCAAAGCGGCGTACAATACTCAACGGGACTCCAATCGGAAATTCCCCTCTGAATCTATACTCTCAGTTTGAGTTTTTAGACCCTATGATTTTAGGCTTTAAGAATTACTTTGCTTTTCGTAACCGTCATGCGCTGATGGGCGGCTATATGAATAAGCAAGTGGTTGGATTTCATGATCTTGAGAGTATTCAAGAAAAGATTAAGCCCTTTGCTTTAAGACGACTTAAGGCAGACTGCTTAGACATTCTACCAAAGATGAGAGCGCCTCTTATTGAGGTTAAGCTCTCTGAGTCTACCTGGGCTAGATACAAACAGATGAGAGAGGAGATGGTAGCATACCTCGAAAATCACGACTCAGCTTCTACGGTAACGACAGCTCCAGTCAAAGCTCTTAGGTTAGCTCAAATCTGCTCAGGCTTTTTAGGAGGAATTGAGAGTGAGGACAGCGCAGAGACTGCAACTTATGAGATTGGTTCTGAGCTTACAGATGCTTTTCTATCTCATCTCGAGACTCGACTAAACATAGACGAAAACTTTAAGCTTATAGTCTGGTGCAGGTTTAGGCCAGAAATAGCTAGACTTCAGACTTTAGTTAAAGCTAAGTTTTCTAATATGACGGTTAAGGTTTTACAAGGAGGTATGTCAAAAGGAGATCGAAATGAAGCCACTTCTCTGTTTCACCCTGATGCCCCTGAGCTTTCTGGTCCTGCTTTACTCATTGGCCAACCGCAGTCAGGTAGGTTTGGTCTTAACTTTACTGGCTGCAGCAATGTGGATTACCTCTCCAATGATTATTCTTTTCTTACTAGGTCTCAGAGTGAGGATAGAATTCACCGGCCAGGGCAAAGATTTCAGGCGCTTTTTCAAGATTATGTAGTTGTTGGCCCCAATCGCGAGAGAACGGTAAGTGGAATTATTCTTAAAGCCCTTAAGACTCACGAGGAAGTAGCCACCTGGACATGTAGCAAGTGGGTAGCGGAGCTTACCCAAGAAAGTGATGACCTATAAATGGGGAAATACAGCCATCTTAAGTCCTCGTTGACCTCGCTAACGGCGGAACCTGAGTATCAGGATAAGGTCAATGCGGAAAAAGAACGAATCGGTAGACTTCTTGTAGAGCAAGGAAAGTCTGGCTCTATTAAAGACTTTGCCCTAGTTCTACTCGAAGCTCGAATTGAAAAAGCCAGACTGGAGGCTCTGGAAAAGATTCAAAACCTAACCATTGAGGCCACTACTCAAGTCTTAGTTGAGTTACTTGAGGACCAGACTTTAACCTCTCTAAAGTTAGAGAATGGTGTCTCTATGTCTATTAAGGATGACGTCTACTGCAAAATAGAGAATAGACATGAGTTTTACGGTTGGATAAAGAACAGTGGCTTAGAAGACTTGCTTACTGTTAACTATCAAACCATGAGTTCTCTAGTCAAGAAACGCTTGACTGGTGAAATGACTGTACCAGAAAACGAAGAGTCTACTCCTCCAGGTGTTGGAGTGTACTTTAAACAAGGAATCATGATTAGAGGAGCGAAAAATCTTGCCACAGAAGAATGAAATTACAAAGCATAGCCCTGAGCTGACGCAGATCGAGTCAGTTCCTGATTTTCTCAAGAGCCACGTCGGACAGTCAACAGGATTAGAAGACGTAGAGCAGAGTGATATTCTCATCCCTAGGCTTGGGCTTTGTCAGTCTCTGTCTCCGCAGCGTAAGAAGTCAAATCCTCTCTACATCGAAGGACTGCAGGAGGGGCAACTCTTCAACACCGTGACTCAAGAGGTCTATGGAGAAAAACTTGAGGTGATTTTACTTTTCTTTTTCAAGAATCGCATCAAGTACTTTCCCATTGACTCTGGCGGTGGAATCGACTGCATCTCTCCCAACGGCATTGACCAGGGGCGCATCTCTCCTGATGGGTGCTCTGTGTGCAGGTTTTCTCAGTTTGGTAATGGAGAAGACTTAGTACAAGGAGAGAAGCAGTCAGCCCCTGAGTGTACTCTGTATCACAACTTGATGTGCCTTACTCCTCATGACAGCAGTCCTATCGCTATGAGCTTTAAGTCCACTGGGCTTAAGGTGACTAAGCAGCTGCTTGCTCAGATTCGTATGTCTCGGCTTCCGATGTACGCCAAGAAGTATGAAATCACGGTCACCACGGTAAAGTCTGGCCAGAACGAATGGTTTGAGAAGAAGATTACTCCTACTGGCTTTGTGGATAGCGTGACTTTTGCTGAGATGGAAAAGAGTTTCGAGTCTCTGAAGAAGGCCAATATCAAGGTTGATACAACTGGTGAGGGAGACGACTCTTTCCAGCCGGATAATGGCCCTTACCACGCCGAAACTGAACTTTAATTAGACTGTGGACCTCACCTTAAACTAGGGTGAGGTCCAAGTTTTTCACGAACTAGAGGCTTCAAGCTGTGCTTGTTCAGTTTAAAGAACTTTTCTCTGGCTCTAGTTTGGCTCATGGTACTTGGTCAAAAGAAACCGGTAACATGGCCACTATTCAATCTGCTGCGTCCAAAGAGGATTACCAAAAGCATCTCAGCGGAGAGCTCGGCCTTGGAATTATCCCTGTCAATGAAGAAGGAATGTGCTTCTTTGGGGCAATTGACATAGACATAGACACCATCAATCATGTAGAACTTTACGCCAAGGTAAAGTCCAGAAATCTTCCTCTCTATGTGTGCCGGTCTAAGTCTGGTGGGGCTCATCTCTACGTTTTCTTCAAAGAGCCTCAAAATGCTACTTTTGTACAGATTCTTCTTAGAAAGTGGACTGCTCTTTTAGGCTATCCTTCTAAAACTGAGATATTTCCTAAGCAAACTAAAAGCACTAAGTCCTCTCTAGGAAATTGGATAAATCTGCCTTATTTCAATTCTGAGAATACTGTCAGATACTGCGTAAATGAGGGTGGGAGTCTTACCTTTCAAGAGTTTTTAGATAGCATTAAGTACTATACTGGAAAAGAAAACGTAGACACCTCTCTAAATGAGGGTCTTATCCAGATAGACAGCATGCCTCCATGCTTAAAGGAGCTGACAAATGAAGGCCTTCCTCCAGGAACTAGAAACGTCGGGTTGTTCTCGTATGGTGTTTTTTACCGAAAATCCAGCCCCAACGGGTGGCAAGAAAAACTTCGTCATCATAACCAGAATTACGTATCGCCTCCTCTTGGTTCTAGGGAAGTTGAAGCCCTTATCAAGTCTCTTGGCGATAGACAGTATCAGTATAAGTGTGATGAGGAACCACTATGCTCTCATTGTGACCGTAAGACGTGTCTCACTCTCCCATATGGAGTTAGCAGCAAACCTTGGGAAGATGGGAATAACTTTGATGAAATCGTCTACGGAAACCTAAGAAAAATAGTAACCGATCCTCCAACCTACATTCTCGAGGTTAATGGTAAAGACCTTCACCTAAACTCTGATGAGTTTAGGGATTTTGGCAAGTTTAGAAAGAAAGTTTTTGAAGTTCACGACGCTGTCATAAGAACTATTAAGCAGGCACAATGGGAACAAAAGCTCCGAGAGATGCTTAATGTCAAAGTCGACATTGAGGCTCCTGATGATGCTTCTGACTATGGCTCAGTCACCGCTAAGATTGATGACTACCTATCTCTAAGTGACCGGGCTAAGGGAAGAGAAGACCTTCTACGTGGAATGCCGATTGTTGAAGAAAAGTTTATTCTCTTTCAAGTTGACCCTCTTCAAAAGTATCTCCAATCTAAGAAGACATTTATTGAAAATAAAGATTTGTTCTCAGTTCTTCACAGGCGTAACTGTGAGTATGCTCTTCTTCGAGTTAAGGGTAAGGTAGTAAGGGCTTGGAAAATTCCAATTGAATTGGTCAATAGGCAGACAGAAAACTACACAGAAACTGAATTTGACCCTGAAGAAAGTGAGTTATAGGCTTGACGGCCGCTATTCACCCATTAAAACCAGTTAATTTGAGTATACACTCAAGTTACCTGAGTGATTAAGGGTAAATATGCGATAATTTAATGATTGAATACATGTTCAATTTTTGCACACAATTCCTGGGATGACTGGGAAACTGAAAGAAAGGTAAACTATGAGACTCCTGGGATTAGACTTTGAAACTACAGGGCTTGACCCTAAGAATGACGTGGTAACCGAGGTAGGAGCAGTACTGTGGGACACGGAGCGCCACTCTCCTGTTTTAATAGACAATTACTTTGTTTTTAACGGTAAGACAGTTTTATCGGATCTTATCATTCGTATTACAGGAATTCAGCAGAAAGACTTAGAGGAGTTTGGTATACCTCCTCAGGAAGGTCTTATTCGGCTTGTAGAACTTGTTGAGAAGTGCGACGCCATAGTCGCTCACAATAAGTCTTTTGATAAGGGGTTCTACGACTACTGGTTAAACACTACTGTAAGTGATGCTCAAGAAATTAAGTCAGTTCCATGGATTTGCTCTATGAATGATATAGACTATCCAGAAGAATGCAAGAGCAAGAAGCTTAGTTATTTAGCCTCGGATCATGGGTTTTTAAACCCCTTTGCTCACCGCGCTGTATTTGACGTCCTCACGATGCTTCGAGTCGTAGATAACTATGATATCAGCGTAATACTCGAGAGTGCGGGACAACCTGATCTAGTTATTGAGGCTTTAGTTTCTTTTCAGAATAAAGATTTAGCACGAGCTGAAGGATTTAGGTGGGATGCGGTTAAGAGAAAGTGGCTAAAGACTATGAAAAAAGCTAAGTGGGAGGCCAGTAGATTTAGCTTTGATACGGTGGAGGTTAAGTGATTACAGACCCTTTCCATGTTCCTTACGGCAGACTTAACTTTGATCCTGAGATGTGGGCTGAATTCCAGAAGATGAGGAGAATTAAAGAGCTGTCAGAGGAAGTAAAAGCTATTGTCGACCAAGGACTATTAGCCGTCCTCAAGAATGATATACTCGAAGAGCTAAGCTTTGAGTCTACTTTCAATACTGAGCTTTCTCCTGCTCAAATAACTTGGTTCTCAAATCCTCACTGGTCTGGTTTAGCTATAGCCATATTTTCTCACTGCTCTAAAGAGGTATTTTCTGATGTCACAAAATTCCAGAAAAGTCCTTATGATAACCTACCTTATTTAGAGAAGAACATTATTCCTGCTGATTCTAAGCAGCCATACTCTATCAATAGGCTTAAAGGTGAGACGGTTAAACTAATAGTAGAAGAAAAACCACAACTAAGTTTATTTTAGGAGGAAAACATGGTTAAACACAAAATCTACGGTCCTCCAGGCACTGGAAAAACAACAAGACTCATAGAACTCCTGGCCCAAGAGATAGAAAACGGAATTCCTACTCAGAGAATAGCTTTTCTAACTTTCACTAAGGCCGCTAGAATTGAGGCTCTATCCAGGACTGAAAAGAAAGAATCTGATTTTCCATACCTTAGAACTATACACTCTATATGTTACCGTCAGCTAGGTATAAGCAGAGATCAGATAGTGGCTACTCATGAATTACAGACCTTTGGAAGGTTTATGAGTATCCCCCTTAGAGGGGGAATCGCGGATCCGTGGGTTGAGGAATTTGAGCGTAACTGGGTTGCTCCTACTCGAGAAGACCTGCTTCTTCAGATTAATCACAGTGGAAGACACCGCGGACTTCTTTTGAAAGAATCTTTAAAAGAAGCTAACTGCGATATAGACTATAAGTACGCTGTTTGGTTTACTAAGGCCTACAGAGCCTGGAAAGAAACCAGGGGTTTGGTGGATTATACCGATCTCCTGATGAAGTATCTGGACTTTGGAAAACCCCTAGATGTTGATGTTCTCTTCGTCGATGAGGCTCAGGACTTATCTCCACTGCAATGGGAAGTAATAGATAAGTTAAGTGCTAAAGCAAAGAAGATGTATATATGCGGAGACGATGACCAGGCGATATTTAAGTGGGCAGGTGCGGATAGCTCTTCCTTTCAAAACTACGCTACAGATACTGAAGAGATTCTTCATCAATCCTATAGAATCTCTAAGGCTGTTCATGAAGTGGCGATGAGGTTAGCCAGCAAGATTAAAGTAAGAGTTCCTAAAGACTATCTGCCTACCTCTTCCGAGGGAGAAGTGATTACAGTAGATAATCTACAAAGCGCAGATTTTAGCAAGAAAACTTTTGTTCTTTTTCGCAATAACTACAGGGGAGATGTATTGTCTAGTGCTCTTAACGGTATGGGGGTACCTTATATAGGAAAAGGAAGTCCTCTATCTGATTATAGAGTAAGAGAAGCTTTGTACTGCTGGTATAAGTTGATTAAGAATGGGGAGATTACCCGAGAAGAGTGTAGAAAACTTCTTAGATACGCAAATAAGGACTACACATTCTACGACTACAGAAGGCTTCCTAATAAGGCTATATTTACGCTCTCTGAAGTCTTTGCTAATCCACCTAAATGGATGTGGTGGAAAGAGTATCTTTCTAAGCTTCCTGATAAGCACATCATTGAGCACTTTATTAAAGTCTCAGGGTTTCTCAGAACAGCTAGACCAAAGGTAGAGCTAATGTCTATGCACCAGTCCAAGGGCAGGGAAGCTCACACAGTAATCATAGACAAAGAGATAAGCAAGGCAGTGTACGACTCTACTCTTCACGATTCTGACGATGAGTATAGAGTCTTTTACGTCGCTGTGACAAGAGCTAAAGAGAGAATCATCTTTGTAATGGCTGAGGGAAACTATGAATTTGGTATTTAAGTCAGAAAAATAAATAGTAAATCTAGTCATTATTTTGTGTACAACTAGATGAATCACGGTATATTATTACTATAGATTGATAAATGGAGTGGTCAACCGGTGAAAATCATAGAGTTTACAACCTACAACGAAAGCTCTCCAGTTACCGGGTTTGGTATATGGTTAGTTCTCGATGAGGGGTTAAGAGCTCATCTTTTTCATCCCATTCATCTGTCTGAGTTGATAGTTACTGAGTATGATTACAAGTCAGGAATAGGCAATTCTCTCTGGCCGACTAATTCTACGGGTAACCCTTTCAGTGCCTCCAGATTCATGGAGTCTTTCAAAAAGAGAGTAGCTTTCTTTATAGAGAACAGAAGGCCTTTTCCTGTTCAAGTTGTGGCTAAGGTCATAGCTGAACTCGAAGAAATCCCTATAGAAGAAGTTATGCTCTTTATCAGATCTCTTACTGCTGGAGATGCTGAGTTTAACAATAGTACCACAGACAAAGCCTCAAGAACTTACCAGGTAAGAAAAGATGTAGAAATCGACGAAAGTCTAATCGAACCAGGAAGAGCTAGAGTCCTGTTCGAGACGCTTAAATGTCACAATTCTCCTGCTTCCATCTACGAAATAACATCACTAGTAGAGGGAAAACTTAAGACTAAATCTGACTTAAATAGAGTGGTGACCTATTTTGTCAACAAACTGACCTCTCGAGGTGTGCTCGAGATTGTCGTCTGATAAGGAGATTTACAATGAAGGAAGCTACTGTCGCTGAGACTGCTGTCGCGGAGGCCCCGAAGACCAAGAAGGGTACCAAGGCTGAGACCACTACTGTTGAGGGCGCTGAGCCCAAGACTCGCAAGGCTGCTCAGCCTAAGAACGGTCTTTATCGTCTGATTCATGGTGTCAGCTCTGCTGATTTCCGCGGTCAGCGTCAGATCGTTGTTAAGGCTCTGGAGTCTCTGGGTGCCGGCCATCACCCTGTCGAGAAAATTGTCGAGAAGAGCGATGGTCTTGTCTCCAAGACTCCTGTCGAGGCTTCGGTCAAGTACCACCTTCGTGGTCTGCTCGAAGACGGCAAGGTCGAAGAGATCGTGCCGGCTCCTGCTCCGGTTGCTGAAAAACCCGCAGCTTAAGTATAAGGGCTCCACGAGTGTGGAGCCCTTATAGCTGTCTAGTGTTGGGTGCGACGCTAGGCAGCTATAAGGGCCTAACCCTTAGCCACCACTCATTCTATTGAATGACCTTAGGTGTGACACTACACAAGGAAATCAATGCCAGAATTGGACGACCTTCTCGACACCAGAATCTATCCTTTTCCTCAAACAATAAATCTTATCAGTAGACGCTCAGCTATTCTAGAGTGTCCAGTTTGTCTCGCTCTCGACAACTTCTACAGCATGGAAGAAAGGTCTGTTTTTGAGACAATAGCCTGCAAGGGAAATCTTCCTCCTGAGTGCGAACATCAAGACTTTTTAGGCCGAAAGCATACTCATCTTGTACAGTGTGCGGGAGTCACTAAGCGGCACTTTCATGTTAAGTGCCACTGTTGTGAAAGTGTATTTTTACTGCATGTTCCGGAGCGTAACTAATGGGACGCGTAGTAATTCTTGAAGGACCTGATGGTGGAGGTAAGACTACTCTAGCTAAAAAGCTTGTCGACGCTGGATTTAAGTACAGGCATGAAGGTCCTCCTCCCGCTCAAGTAGATATCGTCGCCTACTATCTAAAGATTCTCTATGACTCCCTTAGGTCTACAGACCACATTGTTCACGATAGGCTTTGGCTAGGGGAGCGCGTCTACGGTCCTGTAAGGCGCGGCTCAGATCGATTAGGGGATTTAGGCCAAAAGCTCTTTGAGCGTCTTCACCATTCTAAGCCTATTCAGCAGTACATCTGCTTGCCGAATATGACGTTGGCTAGGCAAAATTACTCAATTAAGATTAAAGAGAGCGATGACTATCTGAAGTCATTTGAGAGCTGGGAACAAGTCTTTAAGATTTATGAAGCCTGGCAAAAGTCTAACTCAATTCTTGGGCCTGTTTACGACTACTCTATAGTCTCTGCCAAGAGTGTTGTTGAGTCGGCCCTCTCCTATAAAAACACTCTACGTAACCTCCCAGAGGGAACTATAGGCTCTCCAGATGCGAAGTATCTCTTTGTAGGAGATGTCGTTAATCACGCTTCCATAGATGTGCCTTTCTTTGCGGTTACCGGCTCTAGTGGATATTTTAATAAGGCTCTTGAGCTATTAAACCTCAGAGAGGAAGACATCTCCATCACAAATGCTAAGGCGCCAAATGGTAAAAGTCATTCTCTTGGAAGTATCTTAGCTAAACTACCTAATCTCGTGTATATCATACTGATGGGTGGTGTAGCTAAGGAGTGGTTTGCTGGTCAATCTGACCTGAGAGATACCTATAAAATAGTCAATGTCCCTCATCCATCCTATCTGAAGAGATTTAGGGGCCACAACCCAGCAGTTATGGCAGAGATTCTACATAAAGGAATATATGGCTAAACAGATCGTGTCTCAGACTTTTGGAAATGCTTGGATAGCTCTTTTAGACCGTCTTGTTACTAGAGGAGAGGAGTCGTCTCCCCGTAATCTTAAAACTAAAGAGATTCTCAACGCCTCTATAACAGTAAAGAATAGCCTTCACAATATCTTAGTCAGCTCGGCGAGAGACTTAAACTATAGGTTTATGGTGGCTGAGTGGCTTTGGATTTTAGCTGGTCTTAACGACGTCAATGTCTTGGCTCAGTATAACTCTCAGATGAAGCAATTTTCTGACAATGGAGAGATTTTGTCCGGAGCGTACGGCCCTAGACTTATGCCGCAGATTCCTTATGTATTAGAGAGTCTTAAAAAGCCTGACTCTCGTCAAGCAGTGGCCACTATTTGGACTCCATCTCCTCAAGACTCAAAGGATATTCCTTGCACAATATCTCTTCAGTGGCTTATTCGACAGGGTAAGCTTCACTGCATAGCGAATATGCGCTCAAGTGATATTTGGCTAGGTCTTCCCTACGACTTCTTTACTTTTTCTCAGATTACTAATTACTTAGCGAGTCTAATAAAGATAGATGTAGGGTCTTTGTCTATGAATCTAGGCTCTTCTCACCTTTACGAAAATCACTGGGAACCTGCAATCCTAGCGTTACGAGGCCAAACTAAAACAGCTCGGTCTCCTAGGATTCCTTCGGTTCCTCTTCCTGACCTTAAAAGACTCTTAAATCAAGAAGATACAGCCGCTCAACATGGCGAGTTTTGGGACACGTATCGCGAGGCCTTAAGCCACAATAAAGCTCACGCCTTAGACATACTAGGTGAGTTTGGAGAAACTCATAAATGAGACCTTCTATTACTGAGTACTATACTAGCATGCTTAAGTTAGTCGCCTCAAGAGCTACCTGTCCGCGTAGACAGGTTGGAGCGATTATCACAGACAGGGAAAATCATGTTCTCAGTACAGGTTATAACGGGGTACCTTCTACTTTTAAGCATTGTACTAGCGTACCTTGTCCTGGAGTCAACGATACTAGTGGTGACTCATCAAATTGCTTGGCAATCCATGCTGAAGCGAATGCTCTGCTGCAGTGCTCTGACATTAATAGAGCTCATACTATCTACTGTACTTGTATTCCGTGTTTTACTTGCGCAAAACTGATCTGTAACACAAAAATAGAAGCAGTGGTCTGCTTAGAAGACTACACAGATCATAGAGGACTGGCTCTATTAGCTGAGAGAGGCTGTCTCATAAACGTAGCCGGAAAGATTTATAATGGCGAAAACACTGCCTAAACCCGGGATGATTGGAAACTTGTTCTCCGGGCATCATGAGCCTACAGGATGGACTGCGCCACAAGAACTTCCTGATTTTTCAGCCTATCCTAAGGAGGCTACTTTTGGTTTTGACACAGAAACAACAAGTAAAGACCCAATGGTGGCCAGGGTCGTCGGGATTAGTGTCTGCACCCCAGACTACAAAAAATACTATTTCCCAGTTGCCCACCGAGGTGGAGGCAACATCGATGAGAATTCTGTTAAACGGTGGGCTAACTATAGTTTCCGAGGCCGTAAGCTCTCAGCGCTTAATGCTAAGTACGATGTACAGGTTTCGTACAACTGGGGTCTGGACTTTGAAAAGCTCGATGTTAAGATTTTTGACCCTGCTTTTTCGGCAGCTCTTCTCGATGAGAATAGAAGACGGTTTAATCTCAATCAGCTTTCACAGGATATACTTGGAGAGTCAAAGGAAGACCTCTCAGAAAAAGACAGCATTGCCGACATGGCCGCCAGTGAGGTTGGTGCCTATGCAGAGCATGACGCTTACCTACACCTTAAGCTCCTCGAAGCCCAGCAGTTGGAAATTGATGCTCAAGACCTTAGCCGAGTATTTAAGCTAGAGAATGAGCTTATTTATAGCACGTGCTTTATGGAAAGAACCGGAGCTAGAATAGATAGGCCCAAGCTCGAAAGGTGGATTAGAGAGGTAGATTCTGCTCACGAGTCCGCTATTTTAGAGCTTCACAGAACAACTGGTCTTAAGATTAATCCTAACTCAGGAAAAGACCTGTCTAAACTATTTAGCCATCTTGGAATAGCGGTTCCTACTCGAGAAGAAGAGCTTGGAGGTGGTGAGACTTTTGAGGAAGAGTATCTCTCTAAAGTAGACCATCCTTCAGTTAGACTTGTGATAGCCGCCCGCAAACTCCACAGTCTTAGTACTAAGTATCTAAAAAAGTATCTGAAAAACCTCGGCCCTGATAACACTCTACGTTATGGCCTTCATCAGTTGCGTAGCGACGACTTCGGAACAGTTACCGGTAGGTACGCCTCGGCAGCTCCAAGCGGGGGTGGCTGCAATATTCAACAAGTAATGAAGTGTGAAAGTCAACTAGAGGAAAAGGAGATAGCTCAGTGGATTGTTCGAGAGCTATTTATTCCTGACAACGGTAAGATTTATGTAAGTGCTGATGCGAGTCAAATTGAGTTTAGGTGGTTTGCTCATTACTCAAAGTCTGAAAGACTTATTCGAGAATACAATGAAGATCCTACTATGGATTTTCATCAGCTTGTGGCTAACATGCTTGGTCAAAAGCGTAAAGACGCCAAGCATAATAACTTTGGGAAGCTATACACTATGGGGATTCCAAAACTTGCTCGTAAGCTTGGTTTATCTTGTAACTGCGTCTGTGACTCAAAAGAGCAGTGGAATAGAGCTAATCATCGTCCTGAGTGTAGAATGATGAAGGCTTTTGCTATTAACAAGGAATATGATACTAAGTTTCCTGAGGCTAAGCAGCTCTCAAATCAGGCTATGAAGGTGGCCAAAGAAAGAGGTTATGTCCGTACGGTCATGGGCCGGCGGCGCAGATATCCTACGGGGGAGCGGCTACACTCTGCTCTAAATGCCATAATTCAAGGAACAGCAGCAGATACTCTCAAGGTAAAGCTCTTAGAGTCTTACAATAACAGTAAAACTCTAGGACTAACTCTTAGGGCGACCGTTCACGACGAGCTTGATGGAGATCTGGAAAACCCAGAGAAAAAGAAAGAGTTTAAGGAGCTCTTAGAGGCTCCAGACTCCAGGATACCTTCTAGGGTCCCGCTTCTATGGGACGTAGAAATTGGAGCTAATTGGCGGGAGGCCACCGAATAAATGATAGATAAAAAATAGTTGAGTGGAGCTACCAGGACTTAAGCGGTGGCGCAAAAGACGTCTTGAATCAGCTGATTAGGGTAACTTGGGATGAAAACATTTCATCTAAAGTAGGTCGGGACGAGCTCATCAATAAAAGGTCTTGCGACTAGATTTGAGGGTTTTACCTGTCTCACAGACAATGGGTTAAGAATGCTTCAAATTCTAGGAAAGTTAGAGGTAACTGCCGAATGAGAATACTAATTACAGGCTATACAACTCGGATGACTGTTGACAGCAGTCGAATAGATAAAGACTACATTACGTTTAGTTACCTACTCAGAGACATCCTAGTAGAGATGGGGCACGAGGTAGAATGTAGAAAAGTCGTAATGGGAGAGGATCTCTCCAGTCAGTTTGGCTTTGCTTTTTGCGGGGTGGCTCCTATTAACTCAATGACCTCCAGTAGAATCTGCGAGACTCACTACGCAATGGACAAAATGAGAGGTCGACACGTGGTGTACGCTGACGATTGGAGCTTTTGCGGTTACGGAGGTTCAATAAGATACGCTCTTGACCGCTGGGATAAGTTTGTTAAGTACAAGGGATTTCGATACCCCGCAGAGATAGTTGAGTCTGTAAGACAATCTCTAGAAAACATGGTGGAATATAACCAAGGAAACAATGCTATGGTACTAGCTCCAATGTTCCCATGGGGTAATCACCAGTTCTTAATGAAGGACAACTACGAGGCCAAGCTTATCACCGTCGACCCAAGTGCTTGGCTTAAGTTTCCTACTCTAGATATCCCTGCTCCAAAGGATAAGATTAGGCAGTGGGTAATGGCTGCCCTGTCGGATCATACACCATGGATAAAGAAACAAAAGTTTAAACTTCCTGTAAAATATGTTGGTAACCAAAGAATGGGGGTAGACGTACTCAACGAGACGCAAACTGTAAGACTGTTTGCCCAAAGTTTTGGAGTATTGTCTACAGGCTATCCTTCTGCGGGTTCTGGCTGGTGGCGCACCCGCTATCTAAACGCCGCGTGGGCTGAGTCTCTAATTTATTCTGACGCTCGAGACGCGGTCACTATGGGTAAGGCTTTTCAGGGCTCAGCCTATGACTTTGAGAATATCCAATCTGATACTGAGTATTTAGATCGAGTTGAGTCTCAGAGGATTTGGTTAGAGAATAACATAGCAACTAAAGAATGGGTCATGGACATCATGAGAAAGATCATCAAGTGAAAGAAGCTCCTTATAACTCATCTTTGGCAAGCGCTATAGAGAAAGAAATAGGGGGAAAAATAATCAAGATAAGTGACAGAGCTACTCTTGGTCTTCCAGACTCTTGGCACATTAAAGACGGGGTACTTACTTGTATTGAGGCTAAGATTGACGACCACTACGAAACGGATCTTGATGGTGAGATTTTTGTTCAGCCTTGGAGAGTAATTAAAAAGCAGAGTGATGGGCTTAGACAGTACGAAGTTTGTAAGTCTATTGCAAGGCACTGTTCTGTTGTTTATGCTATATACTACCCTAAGGTGAGAATGTCGGCTATCTTACCGATTGAGATTTTTGATCAGTTTCGCCCCAATGAGGGAGAAAAAACTCTACCCTACCTTACTAATGAGGCATACTTGGCTCATGGAAAAGGAATCCGCCAACTCAAGGCTATCATGGCCTCTAACCGAAAGGAAGTATATGGAAGACTCAGTCTTGGAGTTTCATAACAAGTACGGCCACCTCGTCTCAGAAAAGCCTACAATCAACATTCCTCAACGGGTCAAAAATCTAAGAAAAGATTTGATGACTGAGGAACTCAAAGAGCTTAATACTGCCATAGATGAGGATAATCTTATCGAGATTGCAGATGGCATTGCGGATCTTATCTACGTAGCGCTTGGTACTGCTATTTCCTACGGCATACCTATTGAGAGAGTATTCTCAGAGGTTCATCGCAGTAACATGACAAAAACAAGCGGCAAAGCTGAAAGTGGAGAGAAGTATGGAACCAAGACACCGAAGGGTCCAGACTATATTGCTCCAGATCTTCAGACAATTCTCTTTGATCCTGAGGAAAGTACTCAGCTGGAGATGAATCACGAGCTAGCCGCTGCTTAAAACCTCTCTACAAACTACAAATGCCCTCACCCTACATTTAAGTAGGGTGAGGGCGTATGTACATCAACAATCATAAAACCATTGATTTGAGTCAATCCTAGAGAAACTTGAGGTATCCTAGGATTCATGTGCAAAAATTGGATGATTAATCTAATATCCAGGATTTGCACACTATATCTAAGATGTTGGAGGAGTAAGAGGAGTGGGGTCAGGGGCAAGTGTCGCTATTGAAGCGTCACTTATAACAACTGACTGAGCTGCGCTGATTCCAGATAGAGCGGAAGTAACCATATCACCAAACAGCTTAAGCAGAGTTCCTGCCTCAACAGCAGGAACATCAACTGCGGGGTCTAGAGCCTCCAGAACACTTAGAATCTGAGCACCTAAAGATTCAACATCAGTCACAATTCCTTGAACTTCAGACACAGTCATGTTAAGCTCCGCAATTCGGGTTAGAGTAGAGAGACTTTACCTGAGCAATCACAGGCACAAGAGCGGTAAGATCTGTTACTACCACCGCTTGAGTGGCTGTGGTATTTCCCTTAGCTTGCTCAATCTGATAGTAGTCGAGAAAGGCTGTCTCAGCCGTTAGCTGAACTACTTTTGCATCGGTGATAATCTTAAAATCGCAAGAGTTGTGAGGAATCTTGCCCGACTCGTAATCAGCCTGAGCTGTCTTAAGCACAGCATTTGAAGCAGACAGCGTATTGAACGTGTCTCTGTCAAAGTTAGTGCAGCCTATAAGTAGAGTGGCCGAGAATAAGCAAAGAAATATAGCCTTCTTCATTTTGACTCCTTGTTAGCGGGATGGGTCTTGCGCCAATTTCCATAGGCTACAAGGCCGTTAAGTAGTAAAGTAAGCACAGCCACCGTCCAAGTCGGGAGGTGGGTGTGATACTGTAGGTTAGTCATCCAAACTCTAGCATCAATGTTGAAGTTCAGACCATCAAAATTGATTGGAGCTTTAATGCCCGTCGCCCAACTGGTGCTAAACGCGTTCCAGAAAAGCAGAAGGAAATTGGAGACCGTAGGATACTCACATAGGTATCCAGAAACTTTAGCAGGGACATACATAAGCCATCCCCAAATTTTAGCTGCCGTCATTTGCTCCTCCGTCGTACTGAGTAAGGTCTAGTTCTTCTATTAAAGAGTCCAGCGTCGCCCCATAGGTGGGAGAAGTCGAATACCCGCAAGACTGAAGCTTATTACAAAAAGCAAAGGCATCTCCAGAGACTGCCATAGCAGGAGCATATCGAGAAGCCATAGCTAAGAGTCTAGCGTGATCTCTAAAGCTGGCTTCAACATCTGGGTACTTTTCGAAGTCGGCTTTGACTAGAGTCTCAACCCCATGAATGTACTCGCTAGTTGGAAACTCTTGATAGGTAGACGGGTCATCTAAGTGTTCTGCTTTGATCCCAAAGTAGTTGTTGCAGTCTCTAGATAGCTGAGTAGTACCCCAACCAGACTCTAGAATACACTGGGCTAGGGTTACTGAGGCAGGGACCTTAAAGACTTGTTCTGTTGCCTGGGCGGCTGGGACCAGGGACTTAAGCCAAGTAAGTTGTTTAGGTGAAGGCATTTTAGGGTGTTCCTCCGTAGTGATGATCGAGCCAATGCGATAGCAACATCAAGGCTAATCCACAGATGCCGCCTGCGACCCATTTTGCGAGAGCCCATACGTTCTTTTTGTTCCAGCTCTGTGACCGATTTACGAGCATGTCCAGTTTCACATCCATTGCCTGCATCTTCTCATCCTGCTTTTGCAAGACCCCAATGCGGCCAGTTCCGTTTCCATCAATGCCAATGAGGCGTTCCCGCAACTCTGCTTGATTCCGCTGAATTGGAACAAGTGCCGCTGCTACCGCTGCGCTAATCATGTCTTGCACCTGCTCTCTCTCCACCTTGATACCCCGATTTCTTATTATGCCCACCGTCTCCGGCTTGCTATTACTGCACTAGGGCTTCGTGTTCCTTCCCCACTCTCCGCCTCGCGGGTGCGGTTGTTAGGGCAGCTTGACGATTTTGCATGTGGCGCTGTAAACGCCATCGGTCGTCGCTGTCGATTGGTTGATTGACTTGCAGTACACTTGGTCTCCCGCCGCGAACAGTACGCTGATGACGGACGGGTAAGAGCTGTTGTTCGAGCACTGACCTGCTCCCTGTCCCATCTGAATGTTTCCCACCTGTGTGTTGGTCTCTGAAACACTAGGGGTTGTCATGTTCCAGTAAAACTGTAGAGCCGTACCTGTGGTCGATGGCGTTGTCACGCGACATCCGAACTCCAGTTCATACAGCCCCGCACTGGCAATCGTAAACGGGCTGCCTGTCTGCGGCCCTGTCGCTCCAGTGAACGTAGTTGTTGATACCACAGCCGGTGTCGGTTTGTAGTTTCCGTCGTTGTAGAGAGATTGCGTGCCGTCCCCTGTGTTCGTGAGGGATACTCCGTTGAAGCTCGGAGCCGTTACTGCCCCAGTGTATTGCGCGATGGAGGTGTTTACGTCCATCGCAAGCGCCCACGTTTCTGCTCCGAGCGCGTGGTTGTTGCTCACGTAAAGCAGAATGAGCCCATACGTGGATTCTTTGTTATTGCAACTCGCGAAGCCGTTGTAGACAGAACCGGAGATCAAGGTGCGAATGATGGAGCAAGCATATCCCGCCGCGATACCAGCGGTGCTGAGCTGATGCGAGGCTGGAGAGGTTATCGTTCCTGCTGCGTTTGTGCTGGTCACGTAGTCAAACAGCGACGGAGTTGAGGAAGTGTCGCCCTGTGCGTTTAGCGTGGTAAACGTTCCTGCCCCTGGAGTCGTGCCACCGATGGGCCCTGGAGATGCCGGGTTGAAGCTGCTGCCACTGCCGCAAGGACTTCCCGCATCCGCCAACGTTCCTGCCGCATCCGCAAACTTGGCACAGTCATTGGCCGTGGTGGTTGTCGGGCCACTGGTCAACCCAGCCCCACTGCCAGCGATGGCCTTGGAGGTCGTGGCAGTCGTGGCAGTCGTGGCAATGGGAACGCGTCCTGCCGTCATGCCGGAGAGCCCTGTGGGGCAGTAGCCATTGCTGGCCGAACACACCTGAACACCACCTATGGCGGTGTTTGCCGGGAGCATCATGAATCCGCCAGCTCCGGTCAGAAACACGTTCGGCTGAACGTTCGCAACCTCCCATGTGTTTGCCAGCGAGCCGCTGTCGAACGTTGCGAAATTGAAGTTTGGCCCTGCCACTCCCTTGAACACGTTTCCCGTGCTGCTGTTGGCAACATTGCCCAGCGTCACCGGTGCTCCAGTGCTGTTCGCCAGCGTCATATCAAACGTGCTGTTCGTCGTGGAGTTCACGCTGAACGCGTTTGTAACGTGTAGCGCGTCATACCATTTGATGCTTGAGTTCGTCGTTGCGGTCGTGCAGACGTTGGCTGCCTGGTTCGTCGCCATGTACGGCAGGTTCGCTTGCAATCCCTGCACGTTGTTCGTGTAAAGGCCGCACACGTTTGCTGTGGCGTCTCCGGCAACCCATCCTCCATCAATGTGAATCCCGCCCGCACCTGTTCCTATTCCGCTCGGTACGTTCGTAATTTTGTACCCATACGTGCCGTAGCTGTCGATGACAATGTCTTCGTAGTCGATGTCTTGAGCGTCACCGCACGTCCCGCCTGTCGCACAATCAATCAGCACGCCAATGCCAGGGGAGCTAAACTCTGCGTGCTTTAGGTGAACATCGGCGATCTGCGTGCCCGAGTGATTCACGCCGTTCGCCGCGTAGCCGTACACATCATCCACCCAAAGCGAACTTGATCCACCACCCGTTTGCGAATCGAAGTACAAGCAGTAGTCGTTTGCCGAGTTTGGGCCACTGAGTGTCTGCCCGCAAAACAGGTGGTCAACTCCCACCTTGGAGCTTCCTGAGGAAGGACCAAAGCGGAAGTTGTAGTTACTCTCATACGCGCCCACGTTCTCGTCGGTAAGGTTGAGCGAACTGTCGAAGTCCAACCCAAACGAACCACTTCCACCGGCCACGGAGCGCGTCAGCGTCACATTCCTCACCACCGGATTCGTGATTCCAGAGGCGTGAACGATGATGGCGCTCGTAGAAGTTGATCGAATCGCCGATGGAACGGGATACCCGGGATACCAAAGGAAGTTATTGACCCCATCGAAGCCCGTCCCATTGTTCACGATGTTCAGCACTGTTGATGTGTTGCTCCAGCCGAGAGGCACTTGGCATAACGCCCCAGAGGAGAGTGATGCCAAGCAAGCTTGCAACGCAGCCGTGTTGTCCGTAGTGCCGTCTGGAACATCCCCAAACCACTGCGCCGGAACGTCTCGCAGCGTTAGCCCCACCACAGTCAACGTTGAACCGAAGATCTTCTGCGATGCCGAAGCAATAGGATTGCTCCCGTTGAACGTCAGCGTGTACGCACCCAGAATCTCGCCGCCCGACTGGAACAAAGGCACCACGTTCGCCGGGATGCTCAGGTTCGCCGCCAGAGTAATCCCCACCGGAATCTGAATCGTCGTAGGGTTAGACCCAGCCGCCGCAATGGCCGCGAGAAGCTGTGAGTAGCTGATCACAGTCACTGGAGCTGTGCAGCCAAAGGCCCCTGAGTTGTTGTACTGCCCCGCACCCATTGTGGATGTGCAGGGCGTTGCCCCCGCATTCGCCAGCACAAACGCATCTGTTGCCACGTTCGTTGTGTTGTCGCCCGGTGCCTGCGTCGTCGCTGTCGTGCCGTTGGGCAACGCGCTTGCCGCACTCAAACTCGCCGCAGTACCGCTGGTGTTTGCCGCGTTGTTTGGTATGTCCGCGCTCACCAGAGCTCGCGCTGCGCTGTCTTGCGCCCCGCCAGTGACGTGAACGAATCCTGTCCCGGTTGGTGGAGTGTAAGAGCTAGGCACGGTACAGGTTCCTGCCCCACTTAGATAGCAGCCCGTAGTAAGTGTCCCAAAGAGATTGGTAATATCTGAGCTAATAGCAGCTCTTGGAGGAGTACTGGGACTAAAGACAGAAATTCCATTAAGTAGGATTCCTGAGACTGTAGAAGCTGTTCCTGAAGCAGAAAAGAAAGAAGCGCTATACTGAGTTGCCCCTGGAGTTAGAGCAAATCCTGTGCCACCCGCACCAACAAAGCCTCCAGCTGTAACAGTGCCTCCCACAGTAAGGTTATTGGTAATCTTAAGTGCAGGAATGTATGCTGTTCCACCCAGTAACTGGTCAAGGAGGTTAAAGTTAAAGTTAAGAGGAACATTCCAGTTATTAGACCCGTTGGCTGGAATCTGAAGTCCAATATTAGGAGTAGGGGTGTACTGAGCACTAGCCTTTAGGCTAAAGAAAAGAGCTATGAAGAGTAGGTACTTTTTCATTCGTTCTCCTAATTATTGGTAGTAAGTTTCAACCCAGTCATTGAGCCCCATGCCCCCACCAGAGGTAGCGCTATAGAACCAACCTTGAGGAACTTCAAAAGTCATGGACATCTGCTGATAAGGATCAGAATCAGCGGCAGGAACTCTAGATTGATACCCTGCAATTATACTAGGGGAAAGAGGACCTACATTAGCCTGCATTTGCCCACCAGGACTACCTGCTCCTGCAATAATCGTAACCAGTATACTTCCTGGAGTATTATTTTGGTACGTTACTCCAAAATACTTAGGAACTACAGCAACTATTCTAGTTCTTCCAGAATAGGAAGTACCATTGCTCACCAAGATATCCCCAACTGTGGAAGTAGCTAGCTGCAACTGTAAAGCTGCTACCTCAGAAACTAAAAGCCCAATTTCACTCTCAGTGGGCCAGACGGTACCGTCTGCTCTAACAATGAAGGTCTGAACAAATACCGTATTGGCTGTGACTGGAACAGGAATCCATCCATTAATGTTAGGAGGAGGGCTAAAGCTATAAGGCGTGGCTCCCTGAGCAACTACAAAGGTTAGTGTCTGGCCAACTTGGTGCCCTGTAAGTGTAGAGGAGGTGACGTTAGCGGCGAGAGTAAAGTCAAAGCCGTTTGTTGCGGTGGCGTTAAAGTTTGGCGTAGTCGAAAAAGCTACCGTAGAGAGATTGGCCTTTAGATCGGCAAAAGTTACGATGTTAGACAGCACACTCTCTAGAGTTGCTAAGCTAGCATCGCTAGTGCTATAGCCTTTATTAGCTAGAGTGTTTGCTAGAGCTGCAATGAAAGTAGAAGACTGGTAAAAGACTTTATTAAGAAGAGCAGAGGCAAAAATCCCAGTTACCGCTCCACCACTTCTAGAGGAGTCGGCGGTATACTGAGAATCAGTTTCTTGGTTTACTGCTCCGGGATTAAACTGAAGAAAGTTAGTACTTGCCATCTATTCTCCTAACTAAAGTGCCCTACGTCAAGACCGGCTATAAAGGCATCTTCTCGGTCAAGCCCAAAGTAAGGCAAAGTACCAAACTCGTAGGTGTACTGAACAGCCTGAGGTCTTGGAACAATCAAACCATTAGTTATTAAATCTCGAATAATGGAGGTGAAAGTTCCGGTAAGGATGACATTTGCTGTCATGTTCTGGTTATCTACGATGACTATCGTTCCGGTTGGAAAGAGACTCTTCCAGATAGGGTATAAACTAGTTATAGTTCCATCCCACCTGTTATTGGCTATAGTAGCTTGAAGAAGAATCCTATAGGTGGCGTCATCTAGCACTGGGCTAACCCCGCCGCTTGGCTGAAAATTAAGAGTTCTAGATACGCCTACGATGTCTCCCAGTATGTCTAGTTGAACACCACTAGCAAACTTAAGATTAAAGGCAGAACTAATAAACTGTAAGCAGTTTGAAATGTCACTAGCAATGTTCAAGACAGTGTATAGCCACTGATTGAACATTGGAGCAGTTCTATACTCTGACGTCAACAGGCTGAGATAGTACCCTATTGGAAGAGATTGAGTAGGAACTTGTCCAGCCATCTTAAACCACCGTCAGTATCACGTTTCCAGTTACTCCCGAGGAAACTTGATAAAAGTTAAGAGAAATGTCAGTAGTACCTGTGGGAGAAGCGGAGGTTCCCAGGGTAAGAGCTCTTATAGAAAAATAAGGCTGTGATAGGTTAGCCATCACAGAAAGAGCAGCCCCATAGAGAGCGGACTGAGTAACTTCTTCTCCAATTTGGAGACTATTAAGGTAAGCAACTATCGCGGCAATAATAGCAGCCTGAGTAGCCGTCGTAAAACTGGCGTTTAGGCCATGAACCGATAGACTTACGTAAACGGGAACCGCTGTCGGCCGGATAAAGCCAATGCTAGTAACGTTTCCTGTATTAGGATCAGTCACGGGGACTATGGTCATGGCCGTAGATGTTGCTCCTTGAGTGTTGCAGCCTATTCCACGATTATTGTAGATAGCTGTAGCAACGGCAAGATCAGAGCCTCCTAGAACTACGCAAGTAAGAGAGTGACCCTCATTCCCGTAAGAGTCAGTCGTGCCTGTCTGATTTTCTAGGATATTTGTAAGAGTAACTCCAGGTATTGCCAGAATTTCAGCGGTGGTTCCTGCAAGTCTAGTACTAGATGGTAAAGCAACTGAAATGGCGTATCTAGCTCTAAGAGAGGAGTCAGCCTCAACTGAGGTTCCCAGAGTGGCGGCTAATGGATTGGTAACCGCTGTCCAACCCGCAGTAAAGCCTCCAACAGGATTTGTAATGGTATTAGCTTCGGCACTTATAGGACCTGCTTGCTGACAGGTTGCCGTGGAGACAACGGAGCCGCCACCGCCTATAGTTACTCCAGAAGGAAGTGACCAGAGTATTCCATTCTCATCCTGAATGACTGCGCTGTTGATTACTTTTCCAGGGGTTCCAGACAGCAAGAGAGCCGCAAAAGAAGCAGAAGAAGAAAGTCTAGTTAACCCACCCAATTCGACGACGGCATCTAAATCTGCCCCAACCGCTGTTAGTGGTGACCTGGAATTGTAAGCTAATTGGCAAAGTCCGCAGTTGTCGCTGAGCTTTAAGGCTAGCGCAGATAAAAATTGATAGTCAGCTGAGTCGTTTCCCAGGTAAGTAGTCGAGCCGTAGATTGAAGAATAGGCGTCTAACAGAGCCTGTTGAATGTCAGAAAAACTCGGAACAGATAACCCGGCCGGAGTAATAACCGGTGGAAAATATGCCATGTCGTGGTTTTCCTAACTGCTAGTCGTAGTACTTAGACTGGCGGATATCGCGGAAGAATTGTTTATGGAAACAGTACCAAACTGAGTAGAGACAACTGCGCTAAACTGAAACTTTCTATCAGCATACGAGGTTAATAAAGAGGCTATTCCAGTGACGTAGGGAGTTCCCAGAATCCTAGCAGATAGGAAGTTTGTTATCACATCTAGATTTCTTTGACTCCCAGAAGAGCCTAGCATAGACTGAAAAAGAGGAAGTCCATCGCTAAGATTAAGAAACCACTCGCCCTGAAAGAGTCTTAATCTAGTGGCTATTATTTGAGCGACAGCTTGAAGGTCAGATATAAAGTTATTTAACCCATTCCCTTCCATTGGCTCCCATGTCGTAGGGTTTAGTTGACGAACTGTAATAGTAGCCACTATTGAGCCTCCAGTACAGTAGTCAAAGACGAAGAACTAGGGGTTGGACCGGTAGGTCCGGTATAGCCTTTACTCTGAAGAAAAGGTAGAATGTCGGTGTTAAAGAAAGTTAACCAGTCCGCGGTAACTAAAGGCTGACTGGTTCCTCCTGCTTCTTTTATCTCAACAGTTGGAGCTGCTATAGTTACTTTTCCGGATCTGAGGTCAACGACCACCGACTGGTCATCAGACCTAATCTGTAGAGAATCAGTGGAATAGTTCTCAAGAGCACTAGGCTGCGACCAAGGCCCAAACAGGGCCATTGCGTCAGAGAGGTCATGTCTCCGCCTATCAAACTGCGCATTTACTCCTCCGTTCTGCCACCAACCATCTATACAGCTATCCGCAAAAATAAGAAGACACTCAGCCCCTTCAGTTATAGGCAACGTTATAGACCACCCAGGAACTCTCATCATTATGATGGGCACATCCTGTAGAGGCTCTATAGAAACTGAAGTGGGTATGTTTTGCGTTGAATCCGGGTTAGAGTTTTGAGGAGTAGCTGGAGGAGGCAAAAGAACAAGCTCTTGAATTGCAGGTTGAACTACACAGGTCTGCTTATCTGGGTCAAATGAGACTACTATTCCAGGTATAGCTGATCTCAGGCGGCAGGCCCACTGCCACAAAGCTCCTTCAACTGGCTCAGAAGCTACAGAAAGTCTTTCTGCTATAGAGATCATTAGCCATTACCGCCCATCGGAAGAGCCTGCTTATTTTGTCCTAGCATAGCTATGACATCTGTGATAAGAGTAACAGCAGTAAACTCACTGTACCACTCATTTCCTCTAGTGTCTCCACTGAGTCTTACTCCGATAACGATGTACTGGCCATTCTCAGATAGAGGTCTTGGAGGCCCTTGTCCTTGCGGCAAAGGATAGGAAATAGAAGCTTGACGAATATACTGAGTCTGTAGACCGACCTGAGGAAGAGGGGCCACAATTTGAACTCGGGAGTCTAAAAGAACTCTAAAGTTTACTCCAAACTGAGTCTGTTGAGGCTGACCTATTAAACTTAAAGTCAAATCTCCTACCAGAGAAGGAGGCTGACCTATAGTTTGAACAGGGGCGTAAGTAGTCACCAGGGGTCCCGCGGGATTCTGAAGAGAGTCAGTATTCCAGCCCTTCCCGTCAAACCAGCTTAATAGACCATTCTGATCAGCTAAGGACTTTAAGTAGTGGTGAGGGTTTCCAAAGAATGACTTACCTCGCGGAAGTTGAACAGAACCCCTTTGAGGTATAGCGCCCTCTACGTTAGTCTTAAACTGATCAGAATTAAAAGCTATAGGGTTCTTAGACTGAGAGGCTATAAATTGAGCTTGTGTAAATTGAGTAGAGGTTGCGGGAAGAGTGGCATTAAGAAAGTTTTGAGTCGTAAGCGCCCTACTTAAAAGACAGTGAAAGGTTAATCGTCTGTCAGTGGCGTTTACTCTATCTTGAGTAGTGTAGAAAACCTGACCCTCAAAGATAACTCCAGAAAATCCATTCGCTTGGTAGCCAGCAGATAAAGAAACTGTACTTCCCTCTTGAATTACAGACTGATAGAGATTTACTCCCTTAGAAGGTCCAGCTGTGATGTTGCCGTCTGCGTTCCAAACAGTTATTTCCGCGGACCAAAAGGCTGAGAAAGCCAGTTGATTAATCTCAAAGGTTATTCTAAGCGCGTACTGGTCAAAGGAGTCGTCAGAGATAGTTATTGGAGTTTTGGCGCTTGGGCCTTGAGCAGGAGTTACAACGAGAGAGTAGGCTCTTCCAAAGAATGGAGTAGTTGAAGGATTAGACACTTGGGGTATCCCCCCACCACAGTTGAAAGGTTGTACCAAGGTTAAATTGATTGGGGTAGTCTACTCCGCCTTGGCCTTCTTGACCTCCGTAGGGGCCCTGACCGTAGCCTCCCTGACCGTACCCAATGTTTCCTCCACCAACTGAAGAAGTATTGCCGACGTTAACTATGAAAGCAGAGCCTATAGCTAAGTACCTCTGCTGCTGAAGTAAGTTAGCGGCAGGGTAAGCTCCGCAGATCATTGGAATAGAGTCGATGAGAAGGTTATTGCTTATGTCTGAAATAGACATTATCCAGTAACCCGCCATATCATCGTACTTAATAATTAGATTCAGGGTTAAAGTGTTTCCGTCTACCTGAAGCTGAACAGTCAACGACTGATTTGGAGAACTAGTCAAGGGAATCAACTGAAGAGACATGCTGACTCCTTAAGGGACTTGGCTTAAACTGGTTGAGCTAACGTCTCCAGCCCCAGGAACGTTAGGATAGGTAGGAGCGTCTGGGTATAGACTAGAAGGAAAGACGTTCTGTTCCTGTTGAGTTGAGTTAATTGACGTTCCCTGAATAGTACCTAGAGATGTAGACCCAGATGCTTGGTCTCTAGAGCTTGCTCCGGCGGTTGATACCACGGCGGCGGAAAGTAATTCCTCTAGAACTACAGAAGCTCTTAACCCATGAAGTGTCTTGTGGTCATCAGAGGTATCTAGGTCTATAATCATCATGTTATAGTACGTGTCTAGACGAGTTGTTAAGGTAAACAGAGTTCCTGCGATTTGAAGAGACTTAAGAATTTGCCAAGCAGATACGCTCTTTGTTGAAGCTCCTACCCAAACTCCTGCTGTAAATGAGGACATTGCGTCACTCATTCCAATCTCTAAGACTACTCTAGAAGGCTTAACGTAAAAGTGGTCTGAAATGTTAGCTCCTGTAAGGACAGGATGACTAGTCTTTTCTATAGACCGCTTATGGTTGAGTCTTAGAATAGCATCAAAAACATAATCAGATGCTGGAGTTCCTCCCTGGTAGACAGGAGCTGATGTGGTCCCGTCAGTCCCTGTGATAGGAGCTTGAACTAAAACAGGATTACCTGAAGAAGGTACGGTAAGAATAGTTACTGCAGGTTGAGAATACTGGGGAGGAGTCCAGGGTCCAGTTAATTCACTTGTATAGTTTCCAGACTGACTAGAAGAGCCTTTATAACGCGGTAACGACTTAGCATAGACCTCACTAATCACAGGAAACAAAATGCCTGAAGTAGCCACTAGTAATACGCTCCTGCTGCCATCTGGGCTGTAGTTTGTTTAATGGCTTTATCTGTTATGTTACTCATTGAATCCTTAACAAAGCGACTCATCTCGTGAGGGGGAATTGAGTGCGGTACGTTAATGACGACAGAACCTATACTAATACTTGCGGAAGAAGGACTATATTGACCAGCAAATCTTTTTACTGCTCCGATGTACCTAGAAGGATCAGCCTTCTTAAATCCACCATAGTCAGCTAATGCCGCCGCATCATTGTTTTTGTGCTTAATAAGAAGATCTCTAAGCAGACTGGCTGCGGCTAGAGTATTTCCTTCTTCTGTGTTAATATCGAACCCATACTTCTTAGCAGAAGAAGGAAAAAGTTGATACTTACCAACGGCTCTCTCAGGAAGAGGATTACCAAAGTTGTCTGTAGCAGGACCTTGAGTAGGGCGACCGTTGATATCAAACTGATGGCCACCGGACTCTCTCATGCCTACTCCGTAGAGTAAGGCTTGAAATTGAGGGTTGGCTAAGTAAGGCTTTAAAGAATCAGGGGCAGATGCTGTAGAAGGCATATCTGAAGAACTGGTTTTATTTCTCCAGGAGTAATCCCCTCCAGTAAACTTAGTGTTATACTGCCCATAAAGAAAGTCGATAATCTTATCGCTTTCCTTATCCCCCATGTTAAGATACTTAGAAGCCTCATCAGTTTTTCCATGAGCCAGAGCTCTCATAGCCATACCAGAATAGATAGCAGACTTAAAGGCGTGGTCAACGGCCTTGATTGCAGTTAAACTCTCATTGACAATCTCGAAGACATCGTTAAAGCTTTGCTTTATTGATTTCCCAAAGTTGGTCCAGCTTAACTGTGCGTTTTGGACAGAGTCATCGCCTCTAACTAGTGCGTCTAGTAGGGTATAGTCTCCTATGAAGGATTTAGCAATATCCCAAGACTCTGAAAGAACAAGCTTAAATTCATTCCAAACAGGAATAAGATTGGAACTTATCTGCTCAGACCAGTAAGGTATGTCTTTCATAAACTCATCGCTGAGCCTATCTAATCTATTCTGCAAGTCTCCTATGCTGTAACCTAACTTCTCAAAAAGCTTAGAGATACTGCCCATAGCCAGGACTTCGAGCTCATCCCCAAAGAACTTAACTTCAGTTCTTAAACCTCTAATCCCAATCATGTTTTTATCGAAATTGGGCCCAAGAGTTTTTCCGAGCTTCTCGTTCTGCTCATAAAGATATTGAAATCTCTGATTGAGCTCTTTGTCGTAAGAGACTTCGTCTAGAGTGGCATCTAATTGGCCTAGAGCCATCTGCATAGCTCGGGCAGAGTCCTTGGTCATGAGCATTCTCATGCCAAACAGACGGTACTGCTGGTCCGCCATGGCTGTCTTATCCGCCAATCCAATAAGACCAATTCCTACTGAAGTTAGAGTTGAGATTGCAGCAAACTCAAACTTAAGAAACTGAGAAAGTGCTCCTGAGGTAAAGGAAGTTACCGTATTCTCAGAGCCCTTTAAGACCGCGTTAAATCGCACAAAAGAGGAAGTATCAACCGTGGCCCCCAGGCGAACGAGATAGGAGTCTAATACATTATCCGGCATTAGCTTTCCTCTCTCTATACTCTTCTGCCCTGAGTCTATTCTCTACTCTAACGTCTAGGAGTTCTAAGATGTCGAGAAGGTCATCTCCAGTGTAAGTGCCATCAAAAGTCTCGTGAAGTCTCCATAGCCCTGATTCAACAGGTCTCATGAGAATTTCACTAAGATTAAGGTATTCAGCGGGTTCCCAAGCAGAGCCCATTTGCCTATTGGGAATCTCTACTTGGGTTCGGGTAAAAAAGGAGCCACATTAAACATGATGGACTCTGAGGTAAGCCTAAAGACTAGGTTGCCATCTGTTCCAAGGCTAGGGTCTGCGAACTTTCCTTCTCCAGAGAGAATAGGAACAGGAAATACGTTTCCATCCTTATTATCTAAAAGCATGACGTGTCTGAGAGCGTGACCTTGAATCTCATCAAATTGAGCGTGAGTACAGCTCCCTAGAGTCGATAGAAGAAGACCGCTAGAACTAGCATTTGCACCAAGAGTAGCAAAGAGCCAGCAGGCCAGTCTTGCGTCCATCTTAGACAATCTAAAAGACTTATCATCTATTGTTATGTCCTTAGTCGTAACTCGGGGGTCCATACTCTCTCCTATTTAAGTTTTACTGCTGAACGAGATTTGCTGCCGGCAGTCTCCAGGTGGTTGTGCTGCCTGAAGGCCCGTACGGCTTGTCAGGAATCTTCATCGGGGATACTCCGGTAATCGTGTGATTCGCCCCTGAAAGAGTGTCGATGATCTTAATGGCAGCAGCAGCAAACAGGGCCGCTCCACCATTCTCACTCTCAGTAAACTTATAGTTTGCCCAATTCACGAGAAACTGATGAAGACTGCTGTTTTGCTGAGTCTCAATCTCAACATAGCCATTAGCACCAGAAACATAGCTAACCATCACAGTACCGTCGGCGGCAACGTCTTGAACTGTGCGATCAATGGTGTTACCTACGGTAATGTGCTTGACACCCTCTTGACCTGCAAAAATATAGGTTCCTACATCAGGGTCTGTAAAGCTCCCGACGATACTCTTAAAAGCGTACGTAGTTGCCATAGATTTCCTTTCCGCTACGGGCATTAAAATGATAATTTTGAGAAATCCAGGTCAACCTTGGGGATATCTAGGAGTTCATAGGATTCATATGCAAAAATTAGATGATTAATTCAATGTCCAAGATTTGCATATGATTTCTAAATCTGTACTAGAACTTCCACGGTAACAAAGTGTACCGCTCCCGCTTCAATGAGCGCCACGTAGATAGGAGGAGCCTGCCGAAGAGCCAATAGAGCTGGGTTGGCTTTACCCCATACGCTATAGCTAGGAGATAGCACAAGGTAGCCGTTAGGAAGAGAAGTTCCAGGAGTTAGACTATTGTTTCCACCGAGACTTATAGTCTGGCCTTCCCAGATGCCAGAAGCAATGAATCCAGTAGATGCTGATTGGGCAAGAGCAGCCTCAACTGCTTGAATCAGTAGCTGCTGCCCGCCGTCCGTCTGGGGAACCTTAGGAAGAGTAGTCAGCAGATTCATAATGTTGAACTGGATGTTTGAGCCCAAAATATCAAGATTCAATATCTGGTCAAAGAACACCCCAGGTGCCATCATAGTACCTTGCTCTATAGCATTGAAAGAGCTTCCGTAGTTCAGGTATAGATTTCCGTTAGGACCAGCTGTCGTGCTCGTTCCTTCAATGTTGCTTATCTGAGTAGTAGACAAACCGCCAGGACCAGTAGGCTCAACATATACTCCGACTAGAGGAACTCCCCCGCTAAACTTCTCAGTAAAGGCTGAGTTTGAAAGCTGAGTATTAGAGGCCATAGCTTGGCCAATAACAGCCGCAGTAAAGTAGATCTGATTAGGGTACAAACCGCTCTGAGTGGTTGCCCACTGCATCCATGTCCGCTTGGAGTTAGCTCCAAATAGTGTGGAGAACACATTTCCGGCAACGGCATTTGCGACAGCCGCTTCAGAGTTATTCCCAAAGTAGGTTGTTCCTGCTTGACTGAGGACCCAAGCGGAGATAGCTATGTGGTCGGCGTCAACCGCGGTCGTGACCATTCCAGCATACCAGATAGCGTTAGCAGATCGGCAAGCTTGGAAGGCTTGTAGAGCACTTTCTCCAAGAGCAGTGACGTCAACCTCTAGACCTGTGCCAGATCCAGTAAGAGCAATTGTGGTAAGCCCGTTAGCTACAGTATAGCTGGTCCCCTGCTGATAGATAGAAACCCCAGTGACTGCGCCATTAGTGCCAATAGTGGTCACTTGACCAATGCCAAAGCTGGCCCCGCCTTGAGTAATGCTGAAACGGTCTCCGACAGCATAGCCTGTTCCAGCATCTCCCGACATAATGGTTAAAGCGGAAATGGCCGTAGCATCTTGTCTACCGATTGCTATCTGGGCAGGAGCAGGAGACTGACTGAAATAGATCTGAGCGCAGATATACTCAGGGCTATTGATAGTAAAACCGTCAGTAAGCATTGAAGACGAATACGTGCCATACTGATAGATTCTTACTCTGGAGTTAACTCCATAGGAAGGAATAACTGTCGAGTTACCGATTACTAAGCCTGTATTAAACTTAGGAGCCGCTACCTGCGGAGAACTGGTGACTACAGTCACATCCGCAATAATCGAAAGGGGTAATGTGCTCATGCTTTAGCTCCTTATTCCGTAACAACAAAATCTTTTTGAAGGCCGCTATCGTCGTAGACCTTAACCTCGACGCTTCCAACGGTGCCAATGGTCCAAGTCTCGGTAATTTGCTCGTTAAAGTCCGCAGAAAGATCGGCTCTTTCCCACCAAGAACCCTGAAAGTTTTCTGGAAAAGAATCAGGTTCTTCCACGTCTGCTTTAATGTAGAGATTTAAAGCAGAAAGAAAATCTACTGTAAACTGCTGTGTCATCAAAGCAGAACGTACTGCTCTGGCATTGTCTAGAGCATCAGGCCCATAAAACACCCATGAAGTTCTCCAGCAACGAGTAAACACGTCTGTATGAGTTACTGTGTCTTCATTACCTGAACGAGTAATATCCCTCATGTTGCTGTATTCCTTCTTAACAGGATTACAGTAGACCGTTACTGTATCGCTATAGATAGAAGGACCTGGTTGACCTTGCTGCTGCCAGCCTACTCGAACTTGACTAGAAACACTCGGAGAAGCTACAGTCACTATATCAGTAGCTGTATTGAGAGCACTCTCACTCATTGTAATGGTGTCAGTGCCTACGGCTATAATTGTCGGGGCTGGAACTCCACTGGGGATGTCTGGCCCAATAAGAAGCTGACCAACAGCTAAATTAGCCATACTTGAGGGGTTAGCTATAGGACTCCCAGCCACCAACGCCATAGAAACTTGAATCATGACCAGCCCAAGAGATTGAGCTGTAATTATCTGAAAAGCAGATTCAATCTGCTGACGGGTTAGAGCGGTGGAAGTAAGAGACCCTCCATTAGGGTAGTTGATAACTGACATAAACTAGTTACCCTGCAATCTAACAGCAATCGCCTTCCAGTAGTTTCTATTGGGGTATGGAAACACAGCAAGAACTCTCCAGACCTGATCGTACCAGATCATCTTATCAGAAACTCTCTGCTGAGGATTACCAACCAATACCCCGTCAAGCTGAGTTTCGTAGATTCTTTCCATTGAGTGAAAAACCATAGCACCAGTAACTCTATCGCCCTCAGGAAGCATCTTAAGCTCTTCTTCACGAGCTGTAGAAACTACTCCCCACCCAGGAAGATTTGTAACCGCCGTGACCCACCCGCCAGGTTGAAGCTGACCAACTGAGCGTTGAATGACATAGACCTCAGATAAAGTTCCATCATCGACTACTTCAGAAAGGTCTGAAACCTCACTCATTAGAATCCTCTCTGACTACATAAACTATGGAATCTCTCATTGCTCCAGTATCAATACCTGGGCGATCTGAGCCTTTTTCTCTGATTGTTTTCTCAGCATTAGGAGGCCAGCCATTCCTAGAGTCTCTAAACCAAGCTCTTGAGGCATTTTGACCAGCGATGCCTGCTCTCTTGAGTCTGGAAGAAGCTTCTTGCTCGTTTCCCTGAAGAGTAGCCTTAGTAGCCTTAGCAAGTTCGTGGCTTATGGCTTCTTTGTTTCCCTCAGCCACAATAGCAGGCTCAATGACCGGCCTCGGGGGTTGACTATTCGCTGGAGATCCTTTAGAGAAGATATACAAAAGCTCAGCATTGTTCACATCGGCGGCAGCAGCCTTAACTACTCTAGCCTTTTTGGTCTTATTCTGAGTAGGAATGTTTCCAGCTATTTTCATTAGCTGAGAGCGTCTAGCTGCCGTATTGGTAGAAGGAATTCCTACGTAGACTGCTTTACCCTTAATTCGATTTAGACGGGTTTGAAGACTTTTGGAGTTGCTGGTTTTTACCACCGATACTGTGGGCTTCATCCACCACTCCAGTCTTTATCATCCAATAGAAGATTTCTCTATCGGTCCAAGAGTTATCCGGCTCGTCTTTTTCGAGGTTTTTGCGCATAATCTAAGAGACAAGGATAGGACCAGCGTTTACCGCTCGGGCTATAGTTATAAACTGTTCCCCGTATTGGGTCTCCATCCAAGCTCCCCACTGCTCATAGCCTTGAATCAGCTGAGAACTAGCTCCAACGTCTCCAGCATGTCTGGAGATAAGAACTCCCTTAGTTAGACCAGAAGAGGCAACTTGAGAGGCTGTACTGTTAGGACCAGACTCTGTTCTCATAAAGAGGGTAAGGTAGTGAGCCACAAAAAATGAAACACACATAAACCAAAACTCTTGATACCTACTAAACATCACCGAGGCTAACGCGAGATAAACGTAGTTCAAAATGATGAGGATAGGAACAAAGGGAGTCTGATAGACTACAATAGACTCGGAGGAGCTAGAGGCTATTGCGTTGTTTGTTACTGTAATACTACCAGTAGACACAGTTAAAATCAAAGTGTCTTTTGCAAAGTTAGGGTCAACTAGTAACTGGCCAGGGGCTAAACCTGAAGTAGAAGTAAACCCAGAAATAGTTGGTGTGCCAGCCACAGTTGATAAACCAGAAAATGGAGTAGGAGGGCCAAGGAACTTGGGATAGACACTAGCAAAGTCAGTTACAGTATAGGGGGGATTACCGCAAAAGACAACACCCGAAGCCCCACCAAAGCCATTAAGAGTTAATGTTTGCCAGTCTACGCCGCCAGTGCCGTAGAGCATGTCTATGAAGGCATTAATGGGCGGCCACCCTGTGCTATAAGTTCCCACTTGGCCCTCCTAACTTTTACTTAGTTTCGTCTTCGTCAATCTCTTCTTCTGAGTCTTCTTCAGTCTCTTCCTTTGGGTCTTGTTCCGCTTTGAGCCTATTGGCTGCAATAACCTCATTGTCTCCCATAGACCCGGTATGCTCACTCTTTGACAGAAGAGCGTCCTTATCGTCCTGAGACTGAGCTTCTGCCGCTGGAGTCTTTACCTCTATGATCAGACCGTCGTCAATCAAAATCTGAAAACCGGGGTGGTCTTTAACTGTGTCTGGGACTACGGTATTCACATTCTTGGGGACGTGAATAACCTCAGTACCCTCTGGAGCAGTAAAGAGGTTCAGTGGCTTAATGGAGCGAACGGTAATCATGGTTACATCTCCTGGGGAATTAAGAGGGCCTCGTCTCTGAGGCCCTCTTGTTTTAGCAACCGTAGTACTGCTGGACAGTCTGGGGACGATTAATCTTGACTACGCCAATGTTGGCGAGGTACAAGAACTCAAACGCACCCGAAACAATCGACGGAGGAGCACCAAACCGAGTGATCTCCTGCGGGATACCTAGCGACAGGCAATCCTTATCATACTTGTAAGCTACGATAAGCTGCGTACCGCCAGGACCCTGAGCGTCCAACCACTGAGGAAGCGGGTAGAACTCAGGAATAATGCCAAAAGCCGAACCAAGATAATTCTTCTTGACATAGTCTTGAATCGAGGCATAACCCGAAGGTCCACCAACTACCGCCATTGGCTGAGTGATCTGGAGGTACTGAGCCGTAGGAATCAGAAACCGGTCAGGCATAGCTCCCGGCGCATTACCACTGGCGTTCCAGTTGGTTTGAGCCATGAAGTTAAAGTCCTGAAGAATCTGAGTCGCCGTCTTAGTTGACCAGGTCGTCGTGGTCCCTGTACCAGTAGCCGGCAGAGAAGTGCTGGTTACTGCTGGGTTGTTGACAAGCCCAGCTTGACCACCGAATCCCGCATAAGTGCGAGTATCGAGGGTCTTGCTGTAGTCAACCCGAACTCCCTTATCAAGGAGGTCCTGAGGACTCCGACCAACCTGAGCCATCCGAAGAGACTCAACGATCGGAATACGGACCCGAACCTGATAGGGGAATACCGGCCAGGTATCCTGATTGACGTTGTACTCAATCACTCGCGAATCGTTGGTCTGAGAACCGGCCGAATTATCCCGGGGTCCGCGGAAATCAACGTTGTGAGCGATGTGGTTCATAATCCAGCCACCGCCCCGATCGATTGGAATGTCGCGGAGATACGTATAGTTCTCCAGCGGCAGTCTTACGACTGGGTCAAGCTTCGCAAGCTCTGCCATGAGAAAAGTCTGACCGGTAGCAGCCGCGGCGGCATCGGACAGAATCTTTCCACTGCGCAGAGCGATGAGACTCTGTTCGTATTGTTTGGGATTCATCTTTTTACCTTTCCGCCGATTAGGCTATGGTCCGAGCTAAGATAGTAACCTGAGCCGTAAGATCAGTTTCGAGATAACCTGTCTTCCACTTCAGATTGGTGAGAGCGACAGTGTTGGCACCATCAGTAACAGCCTCAAGACCACCAACAACGCCGTTAGGAATAGCCCCATTCAGAGCCACTCGAATGTAGACGGTACCACCCGCAGTAGGAGTTCCATTGTTGCAGGTTACGTTAACCGTCCCCTGAACCAGGCCATCCATAATCGTGCCAGGCAGATAAACACCACCAGGAGTTACAGCATCAAGAGAGCCTTGAGAGTTGTAAGCTGGATTAATGTTTACGTTGCTGACAGCAATCCCCATAGGAGTAGCTGCTGTAACCGTACCGCCACCAGCGACAAAAGTCTTAACGCTGGAGTAGGTGTTGTTAGTGTTGAGAACAATGGTCTCGCCAAAAGCAACAGAGAGAGTGTCCGTAGGATTGACTTGCCGGGCAGTGCGGAGTGAGTAACCCTCGTTACTGATGTTACCGACGAAGCCGAGATAAAGTCCTTTAACAGGAATTATAGTCGCGGGCATTATTTATTCTCCTTTAAGCAGGTATTTTGATGCTTCTCCATACCTACTCGGTACGGCACTCCCTCGAAGCAAGTACACACAGGCCCCTCAGTCTTGGTCACAGAGGATGAGTCTGTGGCAAGCTTTTCAGGAATCTTTGAAACAGCCAAGGCTTTGTAGGGATTAACCTTAGCCGCGTTAAGCGACTTAACCGCTCCATTATAGCCATCCAGAGCGAGCTGTTCCATCTGAGTCCGCTTTGCCTTGGGCTTAGAGGCAATGACAGCTACAATTGGCTTCGTGGACTTAATGTATTCACGAACAGAGTCATTGGCCTGCTTGAGAACACTCTCGCCTGGGTCATTGATCTCATCAGCGTCGGTAACCATCTTTTCATCCTCTTCAGCGGCAGGTTTTTCATCCTGCTCTTCTTCGCCTTCAGTCTTGTCGCCCTTACCGGAATTTCCGGTCTGCTCTTCGAGGTCTTCGAGGCTCTCATCAGCATCGTGAGCAGGTTTGTGCTCACCCTTAAGGAAAGACATCAGAGCTTCCTTATCACCACCAGCATCGCAGTAGCCTTTGCAGGCAGCCATGTGCTCAGCGTGAGGCTCATCGTCTTTCTTCTTTTCAGGTTCTTTGACCTCAGAGCCTTTCAACTCCTTAGCCGCCTCTACAATCTCCTCAGGACTGGCGTCAGTAGCAAATTGCTTCCACCCCAATCCGAGAATCTTATCCATCAGTGACATAGTGTTCTCCTTCTTAACTGATTTAGTTTCTGGTTGAGGAGGAACGAACTCAACCTCTGGAATAGCTGAGTCTTTGATAGCTATCAAAGGTCCTGCGCGTCCCTTTTCTACTATGGCCACGTGATTACCGCGAAGTTTTGTCATCACGATAGTCCCGTCGTCCAATCTTTTAAGTACGAGACTGTAGCCTAAACTAACATCACGTACCGCATCCTCAGAGTCTGGATTATTCTCTGGGTAGACCTTCTCGATAAGAGCAGGGTCCTTAATATGAATATCGCCTTGAAGAGTTACTTCGTCGTCGACTTCAGGACCAGGCTTTATATTCTGAACATGACCGCAGTGAAGTTCTCTTTCGTTATCAGCCAAGACAGGCTTACCACTAGGATGCTCATCTACAGCCGTTTTACCCTCAAGAGACTTAATAAAGTCTTTGTCTAGGACTTCATTCTTGGGTCTAAACACCTTATAGCGGGTATCGGGCTCTAGTCCCCAGTCAGGGTCATAACCAGGAAACCCTACAAGCTCTTTTCCGAGATACTCCTGAAATCCCGATCTACAAAGGGGTACATTCTCGCAGATAAGATAACCTTCAGGAGTCTTGGAAATGTTTTTACTCAGCATTAGTGAGTAATACTTTGCCATGGTTACTCCTTATTCTAAGCTCTCTATGGGCTCAGATTCTTCACTGGATACTAATCCATGTTTTGAGTTATGTTCGATATCGAGATGTTTACCTGTTGTATGATTCTTTAATCTCACCACTTTATTAGACCCATTTTCATGTCTAGAGCTAGACTTATTAGGGTCAGCACCATGAGTATGGTATGTATGTTCATACGGCTTAAATCCACTTTCACGGGCTTCTTTGAAATGTTTATGAAGTTCTGGATTAAAATCCTCAGCTAATTCTTTTTCCTCATAAGCATATGGATAACTACTATTTCCACCACCATGCTTTTGAGATATTCTCTGAGCTAACGCATGAGCTTGACTTTTATAGCTATTATAGTCACTATTATTAGGATGTTCTCCACGATGATGAGCAGCTAGCATTTCACGAGGAGTTTTATAGGTTTCAGTATCAGCGTGCTTTTTAGCATCCTCAGCTAATTCTTCTCCATCATCATGCTGTAAACTCTGCTTAGCAATCTTCCTCTGCATCGTGCTTCCCCACTTATAGGCAGACTTTGCATCAGGGAAACCGCCTCTAACTGCCTTATCCCGCTCGTGGCCAGCTCCAGCTGCGTAAGAACCTTGCTCATTAGGACCAGAAATCTTGACCCTAACCTTCTCAGGAGAGACTGCATCTTCCATTGAATCCATCGCAGGAATATCTTGAAAGCGACCATCAGTGTTTTCAAAAGCAGAGTCCAGACTCATTGAAGGTATTCCAAACTCAGTAGGAATAACAGGAGTTCTCTGAGCCACCGGTACTGATTGCGTGATGGAGGGGCCAGAGCTGAACGTGTGAATCATGTCGTGAATTGGTTTCATGTCTAGGGTCCTTGTCTTTTAGGAAGTGGTTTCACCGGAACTGAAGCATCCTGATACGCACTCAGGCCAAGTCCTGGTGCTGGCGAGATAACGCAGCCGCTGTTTCCACCGCCGTTGCCCGCGTCGTAATAGCCAGAAGAAGCAGGAGGCTTATACTGCTCTAAAGCGGAGTTTCCAGTGTTCATGCGGCTAACCTCGATTCGATGCCTGACAGATTAGCAAATTTCTGTCTAGTCATATACTCAATATGACCATTGAGATAGACTCTTACTGAAGTTTTCTTAGCTGAGAATAAATCCTCAAGCGTAAGAACAGGTCGGCAGAAACAACGACAGTTAGGGGCATCTCCTGCGATGTATCTTCCAAGAACTGGCTTTCCGCCGTTAAGTTCTTCAGGAGAAGGTAAGTCACTCCAGAAAACCACGACTCCGTCCATGATTCTATGGGATGGTCGAACTCTCTGATCCTCAGAAGTGTCCCAAACAAAGCAAGGTATTCCAAGGTCCTCACTACGAATTCTGGTAAGGTTGGAACTAGCCGAACTAGTTCCTGTTCTAGCCAACATCTTAATCTTAGTGTTAACCAGAGTTGGGAATTTCAGCTTTAAAATGCTTGAGATAGCATCAGGCCGGATTCCTCGTTGTTGCGCTCCTGCAATCTCTTCCATAAGAGATTTAGCCACATCAGCAGGTATATCAGAAATGTAACGTGCTGTTTCTGAGATGTAGTCATTAAGTTGTTTCCGCCCTCTTGAATCAAGTTCCTCTTTTAGGAGGTTGTAGATTTGAGGCCCGCCCTGAGCTTTAAAGGCGGCTTGTCTCCAGTCTTTTAAGTTGGAGACATTCACTCGTGTTATCATATTGACAGCCACAGAAGTAGCCGACTGGATAACACTCTTTCTGGTGCTTAGATCAACAAGCTCTCTAAGCCAATACTCATCACTGACGTCCTTAAGTCTTACAGGTAACCAAGATCGAACTACTTTCGAGATTAAAGTACGGTAGGTAACTTCCAGTTGTGTAGGAGGAGAAAATAAAGCACTCACTCTAAACTCCTGCAGGCTTAGACTTATCTGCCGTCTTTAACCATTCTTTAAACTTACTTACAGTCATTAAGATGATTGACTGGAAAATAGATGCACCCGAGGTATGATTGATTATATAGCGATTTTTTGCATATGACTCTGAGGGATACCCTAGCATCACCTTGTGTTCATCAAATTCACTAGGATTGCCCATCACACCCTGGTTTACAACGTAGACCCTCCTGGCCTCAAGATGTTTTCCAAGGTAACAGTCGACGTCATCGCCGTCTGCTCCTACGTAGCCTTCGATGTAGCCGTAGTCGTCGAGCATCTTATGATGCCAGTCTTTACCGTATCGAATACTTCCAACAGGATTTTCGATAACTACGGTAAGACCTTTAAAATGCTTTACGTCAGGAGCAAGCCTTGGAGGAGTATGACCTAGAGGAAGATTCACTCACTTAATCCTCCAAGAATTGATTTTTCCAAGCATCCACTCAAGCAGGCTATCCGCATCTTTAGGAGCGGAATCTGTAAGGTACTTAGCCGAATCTCTTAACTCGTGCTTAGTGCCCTTGGGTTTGTCACCAACCCTAGGAGGCTCCTTAGCCTCTTGATCTTGATCACCCCCTTCTTGCTGTTCCCCTGGCGCTTCTCCTGCTATTTCCTGCTCGAGCTCCATCTGATCTAAGCCGATCTCACTGGCAAACTTATCAGGAGTAGCTTCAATGGCCGCTTGAGTAATGTTGGTTGCGAAGCCGTTTCTCTTGCTGGCCTGCATAAGCTCTGTGCGAGCTTCTTTCTTGGTCAGTAGATCGGCATTGTAGGCTTGAACCACGGTGTTTGTAGTCACTGTGGCCATGTCCATGCGTTCTCGCTCGGTCATGGTACGAGTCGGCGCCCAGTGGTATTCTAGGTCATCTGGGACCATTCCCCAGGTGCTCATAGCGATAATAGGCAGGAGCTTGTCGATGATGGCCCCGTCTTCACTGGTTCTCTTCTGGTCTACTTTATCATAGTAGAGCTGGAGTCCCGACTCACCAGTGTTGCTTAAACCGCCTTCGCGGCCAAAGATAAGCTCATAAGGAATCTCGCAGGCAGCGGCTAAGTCCTTCATGAATTCGTGGTACATCTCAGAAACGCCACCAAATCCATACTGAGTCTGTTCTAAGTGGCCGTCCTTGCCGAGGACCAGCAACCCCTGATTGTTGAGAAGAGTACTAATCTCAGACATACGAGACGCAAAGTTATTGTAAGACTTGTTAGTCCCACCAGCGCCAGACATCAATGTGGCCAGTTGAGGCTCTACAATAGAAAGAATCTGAGCTCTAGTCAGTAGAGAGACGATGTTCCAAGAACTGTAGTCTCTCTTACGAAGCTCATCAAACACAATCTCTACTTCAGACATTCCCCAATAGAGTTCAACCTGAACTTCCCACTGAGGAAGCTCTCGGCCAGTAAACCGAAGAATCCGACTGTGGTGTATATTGACGTTGCCTGAGTCCATGATGGCGTTATAGTAAGTCGGCAGGCCAAAGCTAGTCGGGTCTTGAATGTTACTGTTGATCTGAGGACCAGGGATAATTCCCGACCAGCGGTCTAAGGGTATGAGCCCCTTATAAGTTCCCAGATTAATGTCGTCTAGATTTAGAGGCTGCATCAGATCATCATGACCGTCGATGACTATGACGCAGGCGGCTCCACCAAAGAGTCTACCCCACTTACGAGCTGTCCTTAACTTAGACAGAGTAGCGGTATCTTTGACTACCTTGTTGAACATGTTAACTTGTTCAGGAGATAGCTCAGTGTCTAAGATTGGGAATGATTTGTAGATGTCTTCAGCAAACTGATCGATTACTTTACGAATAACCCATGAGCTGCGGTACAAACTCAAAATTAGGGGATAGTCTTCAGTAAGGCGAATCAAAGGATACTGGCCAGCTTGGGCTAAGTTAGGGGTACCGTCACCAAGTCTAGCTGGGGCGTTGCTGTAAGAGTCGGTAGCTATTCCTCTTACGTAGTTTTGATCATCATTCTTAGGAAGAGGACGATTTCTTTTAGAGCTAGGCTTAGCCTTTGGTCCACTAGACAATTTTACAGCTGTCTTCTTGGGTGCCATTAGCTAAGTCCTTTCTTTTAATCTTTTAAACTTCTCTTTAATCCAGCAGGAGTTTTAAAGTTTTTATTACCTCCAGTACTACCACTAATTCCTTTTTCAGAGTGACTAAATATTGTCACTAAAGGTTTTTCAGGGTTTTGTTTATTGTGATAAGTGTTTTGGCGTTCATCACTGCCTTCATATCTAGTTTGTCCAGATGAAGGAGCATATCCTTTTTCTCGAAGAACATTGTGATAAGGCTTAATAGGATGAGCATCGTTAAGAACAGAATAACCACCATCGATAGCCATTAGGTTTTTCTCCTGCTGTTCTTAGTCTTTCCACTAGAAAGAATAAAGCGACCATCATCTTTACGAGCGTGAAGAGACTCGGTAAAGCGCTTGTCATCAACTATAGCATCCTCGGCGTCGTGTCCTAAAGAAGGGCTTCTCTCTCCTTTTTCAAGGGGATGAAGACTAAGACCGGTACCCCAGCCGCCGTCTGGGTCCTGCTTTAAAGAAGTATGAAAAGGCTTGGCCAGACTGTCAAACTCGCCAGAATCCCCTATGATAGGAAGATTGTAAGCAGAGGAACCCATGGGGATTGGCATTAAGCTACTCCTTAATCTTCTTGGCGTACTCTTTGATTTCTCCTGGCTTCATCTTAGAAGGAAGACCTTCTGGGGCTCGATAAGACTGAGCATGGATGTTTCGATCAAGTTTCTCAGGACTGTTGTTATACCGAGGAATTCCAGCCTCAGGATCACCAGAATGAGTCTCAGTATCG